GCGTGTCTCTATTCTTGCCAATCGGTCAGCGAGAGATGATCCACCATTCGGCGTAAGAGTCCACAACCAACCGCGAACCAAATAACGCAAACCGCCAATAAAAATAGCAAGCGTCGAGACAATGGCGAGAGTGAATCCCGCCCAATCATTTGCGCTCACCGCAAACCATAGGCTTCATCTTTAGGATTAAGCCAACGCATAATCGGTGGGATCGTTGCTAACGCACCTGCATAAGCAATGTGCTTAGGGTCAGTTTCCCCGGCAGCGACAAGTGCAAGAGCAGCTGTTAGAAACGCTCTGCCCCAACTTGCTAGCATCTTCTTTAGGTCTTGGTTCATCTGTTCCTCCTAGTAACGGGATGTTAAAAAACTTCGAATCCGTGTCGCCAGCCTTTGTAAAACTGACGTGGATGTGCTTGATGTGTGGATTGACTCCCGTGTACTTTCGCCAACGCCAGAGGCTTCTAGCACTTGCAATCTTTTTGTTAAAAATAACATATGCAATGCGTTTATCTGTTCGGGCTGCAATTCGTATTTGATCGGCAATGTAAGCAGCTGTAGAGGCTTGTTCGTTGAAATCAGCATCGAGATCGATAGCGCGGACATACCCTGAATCAGGGTCAGGGTTATGATCGCTCTTTCGGGTTGAGTGCTTTGCATCTCCGATTGTGCCGTCTGAGTGACGCTTTCGATCTGGATAAGCATCGTCTGCCTGCTCTCGAAGTTGGATTAAAGATTTAGATAGACGGGGTTTCATTTATAACCCAAATCAATTCCGATTCATCCCAATAATAACCATTGCCGTCATTTGGATATGGTTTTGGGGGATTCCAGTTAAAATCCTTATCCAATTTCCATGATGGGTAAGGCGCAGCAACGACAAAACGATCAGCCTTTTCATCGTATGTGTCACCTATGCCAGCAAATTTGCCACGCATTTTACTGTTGTATGAAGTTTGGATCCATGTACCAGGCAAACCTAAAGTTTCAGCGATGTATGCTTCAGCGTTTTCCTCATGTTCATTGTCAATCACAATAACGCGCAAAACTTTATTGTCTGCGTCTAACTCTGCAAAATGTGCCATTACTGGTACCAACCCAATCTGATAAATCCTGATCCGCCATTGCCACCAGCAGCTGCTGAAGCCGAAGCCGAAGCACCTCCGCCACCTGAACCTGTGTTTGCTACCGCATTTAATCCTGCATTAGTTCCGGCAGTTTGTGCGCCACCGTCTCCACCACCTGATGATCCACCGTAACGCGGTGCGGAAGTTGCAGCACCGCCTCCGCCTCCACCGCAAAATCCATTAACGCCAACGCCTGACTGTGATAAAACTGGTGTTGATGATGATGAAGTTCCACCACCTGCGCCACCTACTGTTCCAGTTGCGCCAAATCCACCTTGTTCATTTGATGCCGCAGCTGATGAACCCATACCACCGCCACCGCCACCTGCACGTTTTGCACCGCCTCCGCCACCACCGCAAGCACCTGAAAGCCCAGCGGGTGTTGCAGAACCACCGCCACCGCCACCACCCACGGCGTTGATTGTTGTCAATGATGAAGCAAATGTGCTTGTAACTCCGCTTGTGCCTTGAGTGCCTGATGTTGTACCACCTGCACCACCACCGCCGATTGTTATGGTTACTGATTCTCCTGGTGTGCATGAAGCCATGCGCTTGTAATAAGCGCCTCCGCCTCCTCCTCCACCTACTTTGTCAGAAGCAGCTGCAACGCCACCTCCACCGCCACCGCCACCAGCAATTTCAACCTCTACGCTATAAACGCCTGCTGGTACTGTCCATGATCCTGATGATGTAAATTCTTGTACCTTAAAAACTTTTCTCTCTGGATAAACATTGACTGCCATTATGACAACTCCGTTCCAAACGCATTAAAAGAGATATTTGCAGATGAAGCATAAACTCTTAATTTGTCAGTTGTCGCCATTGTAACGCCGAGAGTCAAAGTAATAAATCCTGATCCTGGAATAACTGTGTCATAAACCAAATAATCTTTATTTGCTATAGCTGCGCCTGCAAGAGATTGGGAAATCCTAAAAGTTGCATCAGTTGCTGCTCGATTAGTAACCGTTACTGTTGAAACGATTGCCGATGTGGAAGCAGGGACGGTATATAGATCCGTCGATGTTGTTGCAGCTGGTGCTGCTTGACCTAGTGTTTTATAGACTGTTGGCATTTGTTATGCTCCCATGAGTAGGAATGGATGGATTAAAGCTGCAACAACGAGTGATTGAGCATAAACGGTTGCATCGATCTCATTGCCAAGTGTGCGCATAGCCAGCGCACCATCCTTGACAAAACTACTGTTATCCGGCTCGCTCCAGCCATAATTCGGGCTAGTTGCCATTTGTGCTCCTATTCATCGTAAGTGTCCCATTGTACCGTAGGTGGTACGGCAGCCCATGTAAGCGTGGCAGGGACATCTTGCCATCGCGTAGGAGTAACTGAGTAAGAATAATCGCTGGTGTCGATCGTCAGGTTAGCCTGGACTCGATTGATGCTAAAAGTCCAGCCTTCAACGAAACCGCTGTAAGTCGTATTCTTGATGCCTAAAGGCAGATTAAAGATTCTAATTGCTGTATCCATTGAAACAGCCAACAAATCATCAAGATCACCTGCTGAAACTTCTGATGAATCTAAAGGGATTGAGAATGATGAAAGGCTAGTCCTTGGGTAAGCACGAAGGGTTACATAGCGATCTGCCTGTTGCTGTGCCTCGCTCATGTTTTCAAGTTCAGTAGTAACCGATCCAGCAGCTAAGCCATAATCGATAATCGATGTTGGGTCATCAGCGTCAACCTGGGCATTTGCCTTATAACTTAGGATGATGGAGTTCATGATGTCAGATAGTGTTTTTTGACTTTTAACTGAGTTGTAAAGAATGTAATCTTTTGGAATAGTCAAAAAGCCATTATCACGGGCAGATACAAAGCGCCTTGATTCATTGGCGTAGCCAACTTCACCCAAAGGAGTTTCATAGATATAGCCAAATGCTTGAGTGGCATAACTAGCAGCTAAACTGTAGGCATCGGCTGGAGCAGCTGATCGAGCCGTGAATTCATAAACTGGTGGAGTATCAACTGTATCGATAGTAACCCCGGCATCAGTAAAGATGCGGGTCATTCGATCATCGTCATATTCTTTAGCCCAGTTATTGTCTCCGATAACCTTGCGAGCCATATCAGCAAATACTGATAACGCTGTGATTGTTTGGATTACGACTGTGCCCGATGTTCCAGACTTTTGCACGTTATTGGATATTGATGTTACCTTGCCGGTAAAGATAGTTACTGGATTGCCAGCGGAATCATCTACTGTAATAACAACGCTGTTGTTTGGATCTAAATCGTAATCCACGTTGTTTGGATTCAAAAGGCTGATAACGGCATAACCGGATCTAGCCTGTTCCCAAATGGTCGTGCGACCATAGGAAACGGAAACGTTCCAAAGGGATTCGCTAGTAAAGTCCAGACCCTTAATTGTTACCGTTGGTGAAGGGTTCCAGGTCATTAGATCGCGATCAATCTGGACGAGCCTAATCCGCTAAAAGTACCGCTAGTAGTTGCCTCAGTATTAAGAATGTCAGCAATCTGTCGAGCGGTTGAAATTGGATCGATAGCGCCATTGACTGTGATATTCACATTAGTCATGGATGCTTCTTCGCCCATTCTAAATCTTCCGGCATCAAATGAACCCATAGCGGTAGAAGCAACGGCTGCACTTGTTGCTGCGTTTGCTACATTTGTAGTAGCCGATCCTGTGCCTGATGATGCACCTGATGTTGCTGAAATAGTCGGTGCAGTAAAGGTTGGTGTTGAAACTCTTGGCGTTGTGGCTCTTGGCGCAGTAAATGAAGGCTTGGGAACGGTTGGAATGTTTGGTAATAACGGCACTGAGTTATAAGCCCTAATAAGCGCATTAATACCATCGATTGCAGCTGAGACCATTGTGCCAATTACATTGATAACCCCGCCGATGATATCGACTACTCCGCCTGCGAGCCTAGCAACAAAGTTAATTGCTCCGCCAAGTGCAACGGTAAATACTGGAACGATGTAATCAACAAGAAATGCGCCTAGGGCTTGGAATGACTCCTTGTTGCGATCAATAGCGTCTCTAACTGGATCAAACAATCTGGCAAACTTTTCAAAGCCAGGTACTACCTTTTCAATTATGATTGCGATAAGTGCTTCAATAATTGGCAATAACTTAACGCCAATGGTTTCTACGCCTTCATCAAAGGCTACCTTCAAACGATCCATGCGACCTTGGAAAGTCTCAGCATTAGCAGCAGCTGCGCCACCAAATAAATCGCTTAATTTAGTTTGTACTTCAGTAAAGGACATTGCCTTTAATTCAGCAGCACTTAATCCAATACCCAAGCGACCAAGAGAAACGGTGTTTCCATCATATGCACGACCTAGGCTATTTGCGACTGCCTCCAGCGGTTTGCCGGTTTGCGTACTTATGTCAAGAGCAAGGCTTAATAAATCCTGGGCTTTACTGACTGATCCGGTGGATAAAGCCAACCGAGATAAAGCCGGACGAAGTTGGTCATCTGCTACACCAGTAGCACGAGCCATTTTGTCGATTGAGTCCTCAGTTGCAGCGATCTGTGCTTTAGTAGCACCAGTTGCATTTTCTAAGGCTGAGGCTAATTTTAATTGAGATTGTTCATCAGCGATTGCAGCTTTAACACCGTCAACGCCGATCTTGACTGCATAGGCTCCAGCAGCGGCAGCAGCTGCAAGAAACGCAGCCCCGGCTACTTTGCCAAACTTTTCTAATTTACCAGCAGAATCCTCAACGTCACCGTTGGCTGCTTTTAACTTTTTATTGAGATCATCGACATCAGCAAGGATGGAGAGTTTGAGGGTTCTATTACCTGCCATTAATCCCACTCCTTCAAAATCTGACTAAATGCTTCTTCCCACTTACGAACTAGATCCGGCTGGATCTGTCGCAGGGTTGGATAGATAAAGTAACCTGAGTTACCTCTGCCCTTGTTTGGCGTACGCTTTGGGAACTGCTTAAAGCGGTTAGATCCAAACTCCATGCCGTAAAGTAAATCTAAAGTTGAACCGCCACCGCTAAACTTTTGACGTGCAAAGCCATAACTAAACTCACCAAGTTTGGAAGTTTTGCTTACCTTAACTCCATCAGCAATACGGCGAGCAGCAGTCCCTGAAACCGTGCGAGTCGCTGCTGCGATCTTAATTTGTCCAGCAGCATATTCAGCAAGATTAGAACTTTCCTTTTTAGCAGCTTCGACGGCTTCATCTGACATACCTTTGAAAGCCCTGGCAATACCGCGTAGATCTGATTTGTCATAAGCGATCTTGACTTCATCTGCCATCCGATCGCTCCTTCAAAATATCTATCGCGGTTAATATGTCGTCTGCGTCCTCCCAGTATTGCATCGGTATCCCTGTCTCTATTGCTAGATTGACAAGGATCCGCCTTATGCTTCCTGGTTGGTGGCTTTTGGGGTATCGTCTCCGACTGTTACATCAGCAACGGTTTCAGAC